CTGTAGTAGCAGGATATGCAAACTGATGGAAAAGTCTATTAGAGTAGTTTACAAAATTGTTATCATTGTATATTAAAATTTGCCCAGAAGCTGCACTAATTATTTCAACATCATCAAGCTCGTCTAACCTAGTAACTCCGCCAGAAACTGTAATAGTCCCTCCGAGGCTGACTGAAGTACCATTAATAGTAATGCTGCTGTTAGTTAGAGATGAGTTAGGAATATTTGCTACATCAGCATTTAATGCATTACTGCCGTCTATATAGGTAAATGTAATACCGGTATGTGAACCATTTGAAAATAAAGTTGCAGCACCGTCCTGTGCTTGTTCGAGAGTTATGCCCCCGCCGCCTCCCCCTACTACAGCATTTATTGTGTATGTACCAGAATTGTTGGTGATTGTTACATTGTCTCCTGCTAAAATATTTGTAACGCCGCTATTGCCGCTACCTATTGCAGTTCCATTAATTGTTGATCCAGCTGGTAAATTAACGGCAGTGCCCGTAGCAGTTATAGTTGCTTCGCCTAATTTAATACTAGATCCGCTTAAATACAAATCTCTCCAACGGTAAGTAGCACTGCCTAAATCATAGGTAACATTAGATGTGGGCAATAGACTCTCACTGAGATTTAATTTAGCCGGAGTAATTAAAGCGTTTGGAATTTGTTCGAGTGTAATCTGTCCGGTTAGTTGACTAAAACTAGAAGCGCCACCTCCGTCACCTCCGCCGACACTGGGAGTCATAGGCTGGATCCACTGCAGACTATTCCCATCATCGTAATAGATATACAATTTACCTGTGCTGGTGTTCAACCAAAGAGTTCCGGTCTGTACAGGTGCTTCCGGAGGACTATCCCCTAAAACAGCGCCACCTAATGCTACTGTGCCGCCGCCTGCTCCAATAATTTTACTAGCATCTATACTAACAATCCAACTAGGATTTACATATGCACCTGTAGTAACTACGGCATTTGATGCCGATAATTTTTCATCAAATGCTTCAGTGGGAATATTTTCTAAATCAGTTCTTGCTAATTCAAAACCACCCGGAGTTTCACCGTCGTAACATCGTAGACTGTTAGATGTTTTATCAAAGAAAATTTCACCAGCGATACCTCTTTTCCGATCTAAATATGCATCGTCGCGAGGCCTAATTCTAAGATTATTATCTTGTTTCATACATGTATTTATTGGTTTAACAAATCAAATATAAGTAATTTTAGGTAAATAATTTATAGGAACACAATAATGACAGATCGTTATCTATTACCAAAAGCTCGCAACACAATTACAAAACAGACTGTAAAAACTCAAGACCTTACAGGTGCTCGTTTTACACTAGCACAACGATCTATAGCCATGGAAGTAGCAGAGCAAATAGCTGTTAAAATGACCCGACGTACCGGCGATGCTTGGGTTGGCTTTGTTGAAGAATACACCCCTACCTATCGTCGAAGTTAATTACTGATATTCGTAATTAATAGTTTCGAGATTTTCTTGTAGAGTAAATGCACCGTTTTTGTGATGAAATACACGGGCCATTTCTGTTTTAGGGCTTAATGTTACCCAACGCTTTATAGACTGTTTATTTTCTTTAATATACAGTTGAGCTTCTCTAATCAATTTACGACCAGCTCCTGGTGTGTAACTCCAAATAGTGTAAAATGCCGCAACGTTTTCACCCGTTGTACCTAACTCACTTTCAGTTGTAGGAACTGCATCAAGATAGGCAACACAAGTTACTGCCGCTGGAACATTATCATTTAACAGTACAAAAATTTCTGCATGGTCGTGTACTCTACTGCTACTTGGAATAGCAGGACGGACTGGGTCGTCTTTGATTAGATCGATTAAGGGATCGTTAAGATCTTTGATTATGTGCAACATGATTCGCTACCTGGTTGTATATATACATACTTATCATCATAGCGAATTTTTAATAAAATTGTAATCAGGCAGTCTGTTTTTGTTTGTTATATTGTGCCATAACTTCTGGCGGATAGCTGTTACCCATGTCCATAGCCATTTTTATAACTGCCATTTGTTTTTGGCTTAAAGGTTGTCCAGGAACTACTAATTCGTTAGCAATTCTATATTCATTTTTAGTAGTAACAGTAGGCTCGGACTTGCTAGTTGATTGAGGTGCAGGAGGTTTCTCTGCAGTTGTTGTACTAGGAGGAGTAACTGCTCCAACATCAACTGCTAGAGAATTCAATCCTTTAGCTACATTACTAACACGTAATTGTAGCTCGTTTGGCAGTGTTGCTAACATCTTAGGATCTTGCTCATAGGCCATTACTGTCTTTAAGTTATCGGTAATAATCTTTTGATCGGCAGGATCTAAGTCGGCAATTTCTGTACTGGTAAATGTATCGTAAAGAGCTTTGCCAATGTCATATGCTGTCCATGCAGCCAATCCCGCTCCTACTGCTAGTGCTGCTGGTCCGGATACTGCCGTAGCTGCTGCTCTACCTGCTATTTTCCTTCCTATGCCTTTTGCACCACCTAACTTACCTGCAAACTTTGATAGTTTGCTTTGTTTAGTTGTTAGACCACCTAGATAAGTTTTACTACCGTTTGGACCTACAGTATAATAATTGCCTGTTGCCCTATCAAATTTAGCACCAGGGGGAAGTCTAGGTTTATCTTCTTCTGTAAGTGTTCGCCAAATTTCAAGTTGTTCTTGTTGTGAATATTCGTTGATATTTTCTAAAATATAAGCATCAATTTGTTCTTCAATGCTTTCAGTTTTAATTTTATATTTTGCTAGAACTGCTTCAATTGCACCTAGTGCGTTTGCTAAACTGTTATTATCAGCGGCAGCACCTTTGTTTTTAATAGCTTCAATATCTTTAACTGTAATAGTGCCAGTTGGCTTACGACCCAAGACCATTTCGGCTGCTTTTATAGCTGCCTGTGTTTCTGGACCCATCTTGCCGTCAACACCAAATCTAGGCAATTCAAATCCGGCATCTACTAGAGCTTGCTGTATTGCTGTTACGTCATCAGCTGGCTGTTCTTTCTCTGCTGGTTTCTCTGCAGCTGGCTTTTCTGCGGCTGGTTCAGTTGCAGCAGGCTTAGGTGTTGTAGGTGTTGCGGCGGCAGTTTTAGGAGATTTCGTAGTAGGTGCAGTAGTGTCGGGCCCAAATCCAAAATTGCTAAAGGTAGAAAAATCATCTTCCTTAAGAATATCAATATATTGTCGTAATTGTGTGGAACTCATCTAACTCTCCGGATATGATATTTATCATATATCACTGGGTAGATTATTCAATAACTGTCTTAGTTTAGTGCTTTCTACTTGGGCTGATGTTTTCTTAACTGCAATACCAGATAAAGGATCTATGCCGTCTTTAGGCTGTGCTCGTTCCCACTGATCAGTTGGTGCAGTAGTGCTAGTTCTTTGTAAGTTATTAAGAATACTAGAACCTTTACTTACTGGAACAAAACTACCACCTGAGTTCTCAGTTTGTCCTTCTTCGCCTGGATCTGTAATACGTAGTGTATCAATATTAAAATCTAAATCAATCTTCATGCCCACACCGCTTGAACTACGAGTTTTCATCAACTGTATCTGATACTTGCCACGCTCACGCATAGCACGACTTGTAAAGATACCAAATACATTATCCGCAGTTTGAATCTTAGATAGTCCACCTGAAATGTGACTGTGATCAAACTCAACTTCTTCTACAGCACCACGATTTAACTGTGCGGCTGTGACTAGCACACATTGTTTTTCCACTGCTAGATTACGCAATTCTTCTGATACATACTTGTCCTTAATAAACAAGTTTTCTGCTGAAATCTTCTTGCTGATTGGCATTAACAAATCTAAGTAATCTAACAACAGGATATCAACTTTACGCCCTAATTTAATTTCATACTCTTTCAAATAACTGCGCACATCGTTAGCAGTCTTACCAGAGGGCAAATACTTGACTTGATATGTGCCAGACTTCTTGCCAATGATCTTAACACGCATTTCAACTTCGTCAATCTGCTTGAATACATCACGCGATGGGATCTCAGTAACCATACTATCTACACGCATTGAAACTAGTTCTTCACTAAGTTCAAGCGTCAGGTACACTACATTTAAGCCCTGTAGTGCCCAGTTCACACCTA